GTCTGGAAGCAAAACGCAAAAATTATCCATCTACGCCACCTATACAGCAGGATCAATTACAGTAATCAAAGACTTCTTGGGGAGTGGATTTATACCGTTTGCGAGATAAGTGGTAGAATATATGTACTAAAAACACTTCAAGGGTTGATTAGGATTGGACACCCCAGTAAAACTAAATGAGTTAATTGCGAATATTGATCAAGCGCCTTATTGTGTGACACCTAGAGGTATCTTGTATGAGGGCGATTCGCTGGAAGTGCTTAAAAAATTTCCAGACCATTCTGTCTCTTTGATCCTCACAGATCCGCCATATCACACAACCGGCAAGAAAAATATTTACGGCGACACAGCATTTAAAGAGGACGAGCATTACCTTGAATGGATGGCTCAGTACTCAAAAGAATGGATCAGAATTTTAAAGCCAAACGGCTCGATGTTCTGTTTCTGTTCCCCCTCAATGGCCGGAAGATTGGAGGGTGTATTTTCTGGTGATTTTAATATCCTTTCTCACATTGTCTGGACAAAACCGAACGAACCAGGATTTGACGGCTGGAAACAGAAAATGAGTAAGGATGCTCTAAGACAGTGGTATGACCACTCAGAAAGGATCATCTTTACTGAACCAGCCACACATGGGAATCTTTACAGGTCATATTTCGGCAACTTAATAAGGGAATACAGAAAAAAGTCGGGGCTTTCCTGTAAATCCCTGACTGAAATGATAGGTGCGCACGGAAAAGTTAATCATGGAGGAGCCGTTTCCAACTGGGAGGCGGGTAGAAATGTCCCCAGCGTAGAACAATACGAGAAATTAAGAAAGGCAATTAAGCAAGTCAGCGGAATGGAGATGCCGGACTACCAAGACGTTGTGCGCCCTTTCAATGTAGATAAAACCAAAGAGTTCATTGATGTCTGGACGTTTCCCAATATCCGACCTTATAGTGGGAAACATCCGGCAGAAAAACCAATAGCTCTATTAGAACACGCGATAGCAGCCACAACTTATCCCGATGATATTGTGCTAGATTGCTTCGCTGGCTCTGGTTCAACTGCAATTGCGGCCATGAAATTGGGGAGGGGGTCAGTCTCAATAGAAATCGAGGAAAAGTGGTGCAAAAAGATCGCAAGAGTACTAGAGTTTGTAAGCGATAAAGATTACACCATTTTCCCCAACAACTACGTTTCAAAATCAATGACCTTGGAACAGTATCAGACGAGGCTTTTTTAACTTTCAAACCCCAATTCGCGGTTTCGTTCAAGCACTCGCTTCATCCAGATAAGTGTGTTTATCACACCATCATCTTTTGTAACCACGTTGCAATGATGATGGCCCCATCCCAAGTTGTACGGCCTGTGGTTGTAGACTCCGTACCTCAATTCTTCTATATGAAAGAGATTTATTTCCGTTACCGTAAGGTCTGGCACGTCACGGCCTTCTGCCTGAATTAGTCTGTTTAAAAATCCCGTTCCCGATAATTCATCCAGACAAAGAGGGCAAACTGTATTGCCCCGATTATTCAAAATTCTTGCTTGGGTTAGTTGCTCTATATCAAGCAGATTTAGTTGCCGGCAGTTATTGAGAATAGTTTTTTTGCGATGTTCTGCCGCCTCCCTGCTCATTCCGTTACTACTAACGGTTTCGACCGAATTGAAGCATAGCCAAAAAATCGCCTCCAATTGTAGACGACAGCTAGCTATAACTGACGTACTTGCATATTCGTAAAGTCTGATACCCGCGCCCTTGCCACTGGTGGATGTAAATCCTCGGTTGATTTTTTCACCGTGTGCTCTTGCTGTAGTGGCTGGGATTCTGGCAACATAATGCCCTCCCAGTGGGGCTATTCTGCTTTGTGCTGGTATCCATCCAAGTTTTTCGGGGTTGTATAACTCCCAGTCCGATCTGGTTTCGTAAAAGACGATGCAATTTTGTCCAAGTACAAGATTTTGTTCAATCAGTTTCGACGGAGAATCGAAATATGTCTTGGGACTGATCAAGACAATATAGCCGTTTACAAATCCATCATCGGGAAAAAGAGAAGGCTGTCCCCAAAAGTAGTAAGGTATTAAGACGGTTGAATTTCTACCAACACGATTTTGGTAGATAACGTCATCATCAGCCCCTCGGGTCTGTCCAGTTTTATAAATTTTCCTATCGAGTAGTGGAGGCAGTTTGGGTAGAACTTGCTTCATCTGGCACCTGACCGGATTTTAAAATCAGATCAGGATTGTAAATCAACTCCCCATCGGCCGCTAATTCATACCTATTGATGGACAATTGACTTTTGATCGCAAAGTGTTAATTTGAATCAGTCGATCACTAAAGCAGTGCAGGCGGGGTAGAACCCGTCTTTTTTTATTTATGACCTTATACAAAGCAACAGTCGCAGACATATTAGAGATGGTTTCAGACTATCGTGGTGAATCTACTACCGACACTAGCGCAAGAAGAGTGCGAGCAGTCAGTAGAAGTGAACAATCAATAGCACGCAGGTTATTGTGGCAATTATTTATACTTCCCAATCAGACAACCACAGGAAGCGGAGTAAACAGTTACACGCTTGGATCTGCAACCAATCCAGCACGACTCAAGGGTCTTAGTGAAGTATTTGTTGACGGCACACTTGAGAGCAATCGGTATGATGTTGTCGATTATCACCAATTTAAAAAACTCTATAACGAAAACAACTCCTCTCGTATGGTTTATCAGTGGTACGACTCAGTTAATGATCTGTGGAAGATGTATATCAATCCCGCGCCCGAAAGCGGAGTGACTATTACCTATTCTTATTTTTGGCTGCCGCCCGAGAGAACATCAACAACGGATAGTGTGTATTGTGTGAACCTAGAAGCTCTAGCGCGTGATGCTTGCGGCGAGTTACTAATGTCCGAGGATGAACGCGACGAGGGAAGGGAAGAGAAAGCACTAGCCGAACAAATCATCAACGAGGAGATGGGATGGGAAAATACACCACACGTCAACCAGCACTATGCTATGGGCAGTTATGTCAGCGCGGATAAACCAAGAAGCATAGGCAACTATTAAAATGAGGAAGTATGACGTACCCAAGACAAAACGAAAGCCACTTATTGAGCGAAACGAATCGTGGATAAGAGGTCTTAATACCCTAGTATCTCCAACACAAATAAAGAATAACGAACTAGCAGAAGCCACCAATGTACAGATTGTGGAAGATGGCAAGGTACAGTGTCCCAGGGAGGGTCAGATTTACTACGGTAATTCATCTGGCACAAAGGTCGTGGGACTCTATCCCTATTACAAATCAGATGGCACAAGGGAGCTAGTAAGAACCGCAGGAACGGCATTACAGAAACTAAATACCAGTACATCAAATTGGGACAATATTTCGGGCAAAACTTACACAACAGGTCTTGATACACAGGCGGTCATGGGTTACGACAGGCTCTATGTTTGTAACGGTACAGATGATCTTACCTACTACGATGGAACTTCGATCACCACATTCACACAGCGAAGCGCACCGACAATCACTTCTGTTACGAGAACTGGCACGACAGGAACGTATACGTTTTCTTACAAGGTTACGGCAGTCACAGATGTGGGCGAAACCACACCATCAGACGCAGACTCTGAAGTAGCCAACGTAGACGAACTAGACGAATCTACTTACATGACTGTACTTTGGGGAGCTGTTACGGGAGCAGTCGGTTACAACGTCTATGGCCGCAAAGACGGACGATGGTACTTCATGAAATACTTGGAGGGTAATTCTTCAGTTACTTACGTGGATAAAGGATTGGACACTCCTCAAGAGGTTTTTCAGCCACCGCAAGGCAACTCAACAGGAGGTCAGAAGGGTAAATATTGTGCGCTATATAAAGATTCGCTGTTTATCGCGGGTGATCCCGACAATCCATCAAGGCTCTTCTATTCAGGTGGTGGAGATAAAATAAATGACTTCACAATCGAAAGCGGAGGAGGATTTATAGACGTAGCAAAGAACGATGGTCAGGTCATTACTGGAATGATCGTATTCAAGGACTCCCTCATTGTTTTTAAAGACGAATCTATTTACAGTTTCAGTTTCACAACAAGCGGACTACCACAGATCGAGCAAGTCAATCCAGCTGTGGGATGTATCGCGCCACGATCAATAATCGCCGTAGAGAATGACATATTCTTCGCTTCAAGAAGAGGTGTATTTTCACTCGGACACGAAGCGGGGTTTGCTTTCGACATCCTCAGGACAAATGAAATATCAGCCAAGGTAAGGAGTTTGTTTCAGGCCATAGAACCAACGAGACTCGACAACATTTCGGCTACCTACGCTACCACTGGTAATACAAATCTTGTGATATTCGCCTATACACCAAGCGGCGGTACTTACAACTCAGAAGCTTTAATCTATGATCGTGAAAGATTGGCGTGGACTAAATGGACAAACATACAAGCTAACTGCTGGGCGAAGTATACCGATTCGGGTGGTGAGACACACTTCCTTTATGGGGATGACAACTCAGGCTATGTCAAAGAGATACTATCCGGCAGCGACGACTTTGGTACAGCCATTCAAGGAAGATTCAAGCTACGAGCCGAGTCGTTTAAGACTGGGTCAACTAATTACAAGAAGCTCAAAGACTTTTCAGTCGTGCTACGCGAGCCACAAGGATCTATCAACCTCGCCATTGTTGTAGATGGAACAAGCACACAATACCAGACCAACGTATCAACTGTAAGCCCGACTATCAACTTTAAACATTACACATTCAAAGACTTCTTGTTTGGTGATTCTTACGGAAGCGGATCGGTGACTACGTCTGATGACATCATTTTAAAGACCAAGAAGAATCTAAACTTAGAGGGTAGAAACTTCCAAAAGACATTTGACAATGGAAGTTCGGGGGCATCCTTTACATTACTTGCAAGTGAACTGTTGGCAAAGCCGAGACCCGAGAGGTATCGAAGGAGCGAGGACTTGATTGCTTGACCTCAGTGTTAAAATAAGCCATGAAGTTTACAATCGCATGGATTGTGATTAAGGTGTTGGACTACATATCCACCATTCTCAACTTTTCTCTCGTGGGCGACCATTTAACGGAAGCCAATCCACTCATGAGGTCTCTTTTTGATAAGGGATATGGATATCCGATATTTGTGATTTTTCTTTCGGCGATCATCTTCGGTCTGATAGAGCGACGATACAAAGAGTCAAGGACAATACGATTTTCTTTGGGGCTGTTTATTGCTCTGACTTCACTTGTCGTCTTGTCCAACTTCTCTACATATTTTTATGGACTGTGGATACTCTCTTGACTTTTGTATTCAGAAGTCTAATATGCAAATATAGCCGATCTTATAGAAGCTAAGCAGGCAGTCGAGAGACTGCCTTTTTTATTTAATGGGACTAATAAACAAACCACACGCAGGATCATGGAGTTTGGGCGGTTTCAAGTTGCCCGACTTGGGATTAACCGAAAAACTATCTAGTTTTTATTCTGGTGGCAAATCAACAGATTTATCTAACACACTGGCTGGACATGTCGATTATGGACAAAACCAAAACTTCTTAACTCCCAAAGCAGTTCAGTCGCTAGTTAAAACCAACAACACAACGAACACGGGGGGCGGTGGTACACAGGACGTACTCGGGGCAAACACGTCAGTGGGTGACGTAGGACAAAACCTTGAACAAGCCGCCAGAGACGAAAGAGATGCTGAACTTCAAGCTGCACTGTCCGAATACGACTACAACAGAGAGAATCTAATCAATCAGCAATCATCGGCAGACGCACAAAAGAACAGCACACTATCATACTTAGAGGAAGTCTGGAACAACATGAAGGGTGAGATCGGTACGCAAAGAGAACGAGCAAATGTAACCAAAGAAAGAGAAATAGGCGAGGCTTCAGACACGGCTCAATCGGTTACAAGAAAGAATAGAAATATCCTTAGGGGATTGGGCATTTTAAATTCAAGTGCGGGTGGGGAACTTCTATCACAAGCAAACCTTGAGTTTGGCAAACAACGAGGCAACATAGTCGAAGCAACCAGAATGCGAATGCAAGACCTTGACAATTTCTTCAACAACAAAATGTCTGAACACAAAAACGCGGTTACACAAATACAACAGCAATACACAGACTTGGTAAACAAGATTCAATCCGATTTGAGGTTCAATGACCGACAAAGAGCCGATGCAATAAGAAGCGCAAATGCTGCACTATCTCAAAGGATCGCAGAGATCAAATCATCGGTAGTAGATTGGCAGATGAGGATAGACGCTGCTAAGACAAATCTCGCATCAAGTACAGCCAGTCTACAGGATTATGCTGATCCAGCGGCCAACTTGGATTCAATCCAAGGCACGATGATCAATCCAGATCAAGAGATGCAAACACAATCAGTCGCACTCGCGGAAGACAAGGACAAAAACCTGTTATCAACATTATTTGGATCGGCTTCTGACTATCGGGCTTAGCAGAAGCTCCTTAGTCATATGGCATTTAACCTAATCGAAATCTACAAAAAGAAACTGCAACCTACGCTTTCTAGGCTTAACGTAGTCGAACAAGCTAGGGCATTACCTCAGTTCGTGGAATCTAAGATACCTGGTGGGTTTGAGGGGGCAAAACAAAGAATCTCTCAATCAAAAGCAGACGACTTCGTCTTCAATATTCCCCGACTTACGCAATCACTTCAAAAGAGTCCCGTCGTACAGAACATAAAACCACTGAAAAAGTCCATTCAAGCGGTTGATTATGGTGCTAATCGCTTCGGGAATTATTTGCAAAATACGTACTATGAATCACTAAAAGACATACCCAAAGCGTTAAGTGGGATTACTAACCCCAAACCAATTGAATTTGCAGGGACCAAAACCACGCCAAACCAATCCAGAGCCTTGAACGTTGGGAGACTGGGCTTTGACATATTGGGTTCAATACCCGACCCTTCAGACTTACTGTTTGGATCATACAACGCGAGTAAGGGAGCACTCACGAAGTACGGACAAGGTGAGAGAGATCCTATGAAGCTCGCAGATGCAGCAATCAAGAGTGCGTCGCTTGAGAGTACGCCAGGTCTGGGTGAGGCGCTTCAAGCAAAAGGTGGATTGAAAGACATCGCTAACATAGCAGAGTTCCCAATCATTCTTGGAGCAGGGTTTGCGTCGAGCCGGAAGTCTGCCAAATCAAGCATGAAAGTAGCTCTTGATAACGAGAAGCGGATCGAGGAGCTGGTGGGAGCGAGCAAGAACTGGAGAATATTGCCACAAGAGAATCAAATAGGATTTATACAGAATCTTAGAGAGGTTGGAGAGTTGGTAATACCGGATGTAGTAAACAACAAGGCTTTCAGAAAAGCGACATCGACAGACCCCGATCTGTGGATAAAGACAACCTCAAGATTCCTTGAAGAAGCCTTAACTGCTGCCAAGAATCCAGACAAACTATCCAATTTCGGTTTCCAAACTAAGCCGTTAAGGAGATTAGACACCAAGACACCACCAATTAGTAGAGAGATTAAAGATACAGTAGAGCACGTAGTTAAAAGCTCAGACATCCCCGTAACAAGCAAGGTTCATCTGTTTGATTACATTCGTACACCCGAGCCTGTGTTAAATAAGATTGGTTTAGGCGATGAAGCTAAATTGCTAAGAAAAGCAGACGAAGCATACAAGGCGAGTCTAAAGGAGGAAATACCAAGAATAACGGAGTGGGCAAAGAGAGTGCCACAGGAAGGGGCGAGTCAGAGGATCTTCAAGTATCTCGACGGACAGGACATCAAACTTGAAGGCGAGGAGCTGAAGGTTGCAAATGAAATAAAGACATATTTGAAACAATGGGCTGATAAACTTGGACTTCCCGAAGATAAACGTATAGCCAGTTATATTACACACATCTTTGAACAAGACTTTATCAAGAAAGAATTTGATCCCGAGGTCGCGAAACTCATTGAGAATCGCATACCAGGTTCAGTTTATGATCCATTCCTTGAGAAACGTTTAGGACAGTTGGGGTATGTCGAGGACACATGGAAAGCTCTTGAAGCCTACGTTAAAAGAGCAACTAGAAAATACAACTTCGATCCCGCACTAAAGCGATTACAGGAATCATCTAAAGATATTCCTCTTGAGAATCAGAAGTACATACAGAATGTTGCGAGTAAGATCAATCTGCGACCATCTACGGTTGACAACTTACTAGACAACTTTATCAAGTCGTCACCAGTGGGGTATAAGTTCGGTCAACGGCCGACAGCATATCTAACTGGTAAAGGGAGGCGATGGATTTACAGAGCCACGCTTGGTTTGAATGTCGGATCGGCAGTTAGAAATTTGACACAGGGAGTCAACACTTACGCAAAGCTTGGCGAGAAATATACTTTATGGGGTTACACCGAATTAGCATCGAAGATGGCAAACAAGAATCTTGACGAGTTGTATCGTGTAGGAGTATTAGACGACAACATCATACAAGATAGAAACTTCCACGCAGTTAAGAAGGCGGCCGAGAAGGTTGACGAGGTGTTGTGGACATTCTTTGATATGGCAGAAAAGATCAACCGAGGATCGGCATACTTCGGAGCAAAGCGTAAAGCACTCGCAAAAGGCGTTAGTGAAGAAGAAGCCATTGAGTATGCCAAGAAGATCGTCAGGGATACACAGTTTACTTTCGGGAAGGTTGATACGCCAGTCGCTCTATCAGGCGACATCACAAAGACGTTGTTCCAGTTTCAATCATTTGGATTGAAGCAGGCAGAGTTCTTGGGTGGAATGGTTAGAAATAAAGACATAGCCGGACTCGCCAGATATACAGGAGCTTCTATTGCTGCACTCTACAGTATAGGGAATCTAATCGGCATGGACTGGAAGGAGTTTATACCCTTCTATCAAAACTTCTCAGAAGGCAAAATGCCAACACCGCCCATTATACAAGTCGGGAAGTCTTTAGCAGCTACGCCAGGTCTATTAAGCGAGGATGAGCAAAAACAAGACAATGCAAAACGTGAGCTGGGGAAACTTGCGGGACTGACGATACCGGCCGGAACTCAAATTAAAAAGACTATTGGAGGACTAAAGACAGTCGGTAAAGGAATATCGGAAACGGCTAAAGGAAGAGTAAGATCACCAGTAGATCAAACTGCAACCAACTATGTCAGAGGAGCATTATTTGGAGAGTATAACTTGCCCGAAATGCAGGAATACTACGACAAGAAAAGAAAGCCACTCGGAGAGAGTCAATCTGAATTGGTGAAGTCGGTTAGTTCTAGTGAAAGGAAAAATACCTACGGCAAAATCATTGCCACAAGAGAAGAAAACGCAGCCGATGATGAAGTAAAAGAACAAGTGCGTGGTGATGGACAAGTCAGATCAAGTAAGCGCAAGGTCTTCTACTACGATGAAGAATCAGACGAAGTTAAATCAATTCCTTTGCAGCGCGACCTCAAGTTACCGAAGATGTCGGGGAACGAAACAATCGACAAGGAACTACTAAAAGATTACAAGAGCACTCTTACAAAGAAACAGGGTGACGTAATGGACTTGTATAAACTAGGCTATATGTCCGCAGAAGAAGCATCCAAGTGGTACAACACACTTGAAGCATTTAAGGATCAAGTTAGTAAAAGGACAAAGAAATCTGGAGGAGCCAAGAAAGCAAAGTATGTACCCTTCAATCCACCAAAGGCAAAATCAAGAACGAGCTCAAGACCGAAACTAAAATTACTCGGTCAAGAGTCGGTAAAGATCACAGCACCAAGTATCAATTAAATTGCCAGCAATTGACTTTTGGTCAGAAGTACCTATTATCAAATTAGCTAATCTGTAAAAGACAGCAAGCTCCCGAGAGGGAGTTTTTTTATTTATGGCAGCACCAAAACTTAAATACGCAATTGGTAACTCAGCAAGCACTACCTCTAGTGCGTCTATTACCGATAGTGACACATCACTACCCCTAACAAGCGATACGAACTTTCAAGCCAAAAGCGGAGCAGGTATGGTTCTTGTTGACGAAGGTCAAGCAGGTGAAGAACTTGCCTATTCTACGGGAGTGTCGGGGGGATCGTTAACCATCCCACTCGCCAATAGGGGACTTGAGGGGGGATCGGCAGAAGCCCACAATTCAGGCGCTTCAGTCAAAGGTGTACTAACTCAAGGAATGTGGAACGACTTGGTTGACTCTCTAATTAACGTACTAGACCAAACAACGGGAGCAATCGACAACGACAAAGCAATTCCAGTGTCGGGTGGGGACGCTAATCTACCAAATGCCGATTCAAATATTCAAGTCAATTCAGCCGATCCCAACAGAACCATAACCTTAATGCCAGGGTTCTTAAAGCCCACAACTACAGCAGGATGTGCTTCATCTACCACAGTTGAGGCGGGTACAAATGACATTGATTACGACGTACTCGACTTTGACACTTCCTCAGATGAATCTTGCTATGCAAACTTTCAAATGCCCGATTCTTGGGACGCTGGAGTTGTCCAATTTAGATATATCTGGACAACCGCAAGTGGAAGCTCATCACAGACTGTAGTGTTTGAACTTGCAGGGCGGTCATTCGCAAATGATGACGCAATCGACCAAGCAAACGGCACAGCGGTTGAGGTGAGCGACACATGGATAGCCGATGGGGATATCCATATATCAGCATGGAGTGGGGATGTAACGCTTACGGGTGCAGGGGCAGGGGAACTTGTACACCTTGAATTGACTCGTGATGTGAGTGAAGATGATCTGGGCGGTGACGCAAGACTAATAGCACTTCAAGTAAGGTACAAACAAGCACAGTATTCAGACTAACATGGCAGCAAATACCCACAGTCTTGATTTAGAAGCATCAAGTTCGCAATATGCTTTTCGCACAGA